TTTTCATACATGATGGTAATGGAAGTGGTGTGCCCGAAGTGCGCCAAGGTATTCACCCATCCGACTTACCCATCGAAGGCGAAACAGGCCCTACAATCCCATCTGAACCGCAAGAACCCTTGTGATTCTTCAGAGTACAAGATAGATCGTCCGGTGACGTTCGAGGTGCCAGATATAACACGTTTGGACCTTTCAGGGGTCGTCGAAGAGATGCGGAACAATATCTATCTTCGTGACAAGTTCAGAATCACAACCATCTTCAGAACCCTTCTCACACGCAACAAGTTTGCGACGATTCCAAATCTAGGGACGGGTCGTGTGATGTACAAACTCGAGGGCTACATCATGTATAAAAGAATAAGTGAATTTCTAAAAGACTTTTGGATATACGTGCTCGTCAGACAGGTAGGTCCATTGCTCTCTCGTGAGTGGGACGGGTGGGCCAAGTTCGCCGGACTAGTAGAAAGATCTGCGACGCTCGGTCTCGAGACGACTATGGTTCCAACAGCCCACCTTAATAAGTGGTACAAGTCCGATCAGTACAAAGTGTTGAATTCGGCGGCATCTGGATTTTTTAGAAACGAGCTGTCACGGAGCGAAAGGGCCCAGATCGCGGTGAATCTCGGGACGCCGTCTCAAGTAGTGTCTTGCATGGCCATCGCGCCCGGTCCCCCTTGATTCTTTTGGGGACCCCTAATAAATGGAAGTCCTCAACGATGCTGAGCGCCGCTTTTCCCGCAAGCTCGTGGACGCCATGCTTCCAGAGCTCATCCAGACCTTTTGGGACGTTTGGGAGGACACGAAGAAGGAGAACAAGGATCGCAAGTTGGTCGAGAACTACCGTCAGAACCTGCGCAAGGTCAAGGGTGAATGGTCGAACGTCAAGGTGAAGCAGCACGTGGCCAATATCATCAAGGAGTGTCCGCTGTTCCCGCGGCTCATAGCAGCCGTGTTCGTCATCCACGTCAAGATTCTCAGTTCGATTCGGATCGACAAGTCAAGCAAAAAGATTTCTTTGAAGTTGCCGAGCAACGACGTGTTCGTCCACACGTGCTTTATCGAGTGCGCCCGGGACATGTATGAGGAGCCCTGGGTCATCACGGACGAAAAGCCCGTGTCTGAGCGCCGGTCCGAACTGAACACGCGCTTCACCAAGTGCATCCGCGAGACGATCGAGAACCTCGTGCCGACCGAGGAGATTCTCAACACGTATCTGACCTTGCCCGAAGAGGACACCAACCTCGAGATGGAGCACGATGGCTACGAGGATCCCGAGGAGCACACTGAGGAGCGTCCGGACGTGGGCGAGGCCCTGGATGCCGTGGACAACATAGAGCAGGAGGAGCCCCTCGCAGACGGCGCTCCACCCGCGGGCACCATTCAGTCTGGGGAGCTCCCAGACCCTGTCGAGACACCGGGTGGCACCAAGACGGTCACGGTCACACCCGCGCCCATCCACAAAGAGTCTCTGTTCCCGGACGCGCCCGAGGTGGGCAAAAAAGGTCTAGAGGACTAGTAGTAACCGATGGATCACTACTTCAGACAGCCCTGGTCGGCGGCCCTCATCGCGGCGGCCGCCACCATGGCCTACATCTACGGACGTAACAAGATGAACGGGAAGAGCAACGTGCCCAACTCCGAGTACGCCAAGCCCGCCTTTCTCGTGGCCCTCCTCGTCTATCTCGTCGTCAGCCAGGGCACTGGACAACGCGAGTCTGTAAGTCTTGAACCGTTTTAATACCGAGGGGACTTAAAAAGATCAAAACATAAATTACTAATGAGCTCGCTCGACGCCTTCAACGACATGATGGGTCAATTCCTGAACGAGCTCGTCCTCACATTTCCAGAAGAGAAGAGCATCCAGAAGTTCCAGGCGGGTTTCGAGGTGTGGCGGGTCGCCACGCCCCGTGCGACCCTCGAGGGCTTTATGAAGTCGGTCGGCCCGCACGCGTCCAAGCTTATGGCCAAGGATGAGTCCTTTTTTCTCGAAAATGCGAAAGATATTGATTTCCTGAAGGATATCAACCTGCACGTGATCTGGACCCCAGAGACGAGCCCTGCGACCAAGGCGGCGATCTGGCAGTACATGCAGACCCTGCACATCCTCGGTATGACTCTGTCCATGTTCCCCCCAGAGACCCTTGAGGCTATCGAGTCGGCGGCCAAGAAGTGCGCCGAGAGCGGTGCGTTCGACCCGAGCGCGATGCAGGGCCTTCTGGCGGGCCTGATGGGTGGGGGTGGCGGGAACCCGTTCGCGGCGCTCATGGGTGCGGCGGCTCCTCAGCAGCCGCGTCGCCCGCGTCCCGGGCAGCGTCAGGTTCGTCGGAAGCCAGGGGGGCCGCCGCCTCTTCTGTAAAAAAATCAGGGCCCAAAGTAGAGATGGATCCACGCGAAGTCTTCAGATCCGACAAGCTCCTCGAGTTTTGGCCGACGGCCATGCAGTCGTCCAAGGACCGCGTCGCAGCCACGACCCGTTTCATCGTCTACGCCATGTGCATCCTGTATCTCATCAAGCGCGACGCCCGTATCCTCGCACTGGGCATACTTGTGCTCGCAGTGCTCTATTTCCTCTGGACTTCGAACATGATCCCAGACGGCCAGCTCCGCCCCACGTTCGGCGACGGGCGGACCCCATGGTTCGGCCGCGACACCGTGACAATGCCCACCATCGACAACCCCATGGCGAACGTTCTTTACACGGACTACACGGACCGGCCCGACCGGCCCGCTGCGGCTTGGTACCCGAGCGTCAAGCAGGAGGTTTCCCAGGCTTGGGAGTTTATCCATCCGTTTGAAAAGAAGCGCGACGCCGAACGCAACTTTTACACCGCGCCCAGCAGCACGATCCCCAACGACCAGACGGCGTTCGCCGAGGCCTCCTTCGGCCCGAAGTTCGGCCCCTTCTGCAAGGATGGCTCCGGCACATGCGACATGGATTCGGACCGCTTCCACTTCCCGGAGCGGCAGCAGATGCGGGCCGGCAATGGCCGCTAATTTTCTGGGACTAGAGTAACTATGGGGCGGACTCTGCAGACAGATGGCCTCACGCTCCAGGAGCAGATTTGGCAAGGGCCCGCGACCGTCGTCCTCGACGATGTGGTGCGCGTGGAGGACATGCTGCGTCCCCAGACGACCGACCGCTGGAACCGCTTCTACAACGAGCGGGCCAATGATTTCCCGAATCTCTATATTCAGGAGCCGTTCCCCGTCCTGACGTGGAACCCAATCAGCACGTACAGCAACGATCAGAACAACCGATTCGATCAGCGCAATCCGACCGTCGCCGTCGGCAACCCGAAGGGCGCTCCGTGGTCCACGATGTCGGGCCCCGGTGGGCGGCCGTACTTTGGCTAGCGCAGCGGAGGAGAGTAGGGCTCCGCCCTACTCGCAAAATAAAACCCAAACTAAAAGTAACATGGACCCTTTGGCCCTAATGGCAGTCGTCGGTCTTGTGTTTGCCGGTCAGCGTTTCAGCGCCGACTCTTCCCCGGCAACCACTATTCCAGCAAAGCCCCCTCATCAGATTACGCGTGGGGATCTCATTCAGGCGGACACGAATTTCGCCCAGCAGGATGCTCAGATGCAGGTCCGTCGCGGAGACGGCCGGTCGTTCCAGGGGTTCGAGGTGGGTGCGAAGCGCGAGGTGGCGTCGTTCGGTGACCGCGACCCCAAGGCGAACCGCTTCCCGTTCGGTCAGCCCGTCTACGATCTGTACAACCGTCAGAATGTGACGAACAAGATGAATAACCTGCAGCCCATCGAGCGCAAGAACGTTGGCCCGGGTCTGGGCGTCGACCCCAACGTCCCGGCCCTGGGTGGCTTCCAGCAGTATTTCCGCGTCTTGCCGAACAACGTGAACGAGGAGAAGCTCGTGACGCTGCCGGGCGGCAAGGGGCCCTCGGACGCATTCGTCAAGCAGGGTGGCACGACTCTGGGTGGTCAGGGTCAGCTTATCAACGGCCAGATGACGCATCAGGCCAAGGCGACCAAGGCGTGGACGCGCGCGCCCGCACAGAATCAGGGGCAGGGGCAGGGCGGAGCGCTCATCGCGCCCGAGGGCCGTCCGGACAACATCAAGACTCGCAAGACGACGAATCGTCAAGAGACGGGTCAGCGCGGGGACACGCTCGAGTACGGCCCGGCCCAGTGGGGTGTGTACCTGCCGTATAGCAACGGGCTGACCGACCGCCAGCTCCCCCACTCGACCGGCAACCGTGTCAACCCGGATCGGGCCGCCAACGCCGGGCGCATGAACGTCCGTGCCGATCCTCAGGGCGCCGTCGGCACCATGACCAACCTGCGCGCCGAGTCTGTGGCGGTGCCCGTGCCTCACATGAACGGCGGCCGCTTCCAGAACTACAAGCCGGCAGACATGTGGAAACTGAATCAGTTCAAGACGCAGGCGAATCCTTTGGCCTCTGCAGCCAATCTCAACATGGCCCGGGACGTGCTCAAGTCGAACCCGATCGCCATGCCTCCGTTGTCGGTCGTGTGAGAGTCCAGGGACCGTGCTTTTTTTCCAGGCCCATTAGTAAATGAGCGGAGGCATTGTTCAGCTCGTCTCGATTGGCGCCCAGGATACTTGGCTGTCGGGCAAGCCGGAAGTTTCATTTTATCGTTCGAACTACAAGCGCTACACCCACTACGCGGCGACCAACGAGCGTCAGCTGATCCAGGGCCAGCCGACCGCTGGCTCCATCTCGACGCTCCGCTTCGAGAAGAAGGGTGACCTGCTCAGCTACGTGTACCTCATGGCGCGCGACTCGAACGCCGCTCCAGTGGTGAACATGAACTGGTCGAACGTGATCGACAAGGTGGAGCTGCTGATCGGCGGCCAGGTTATCGACACGCAGGATTTCCCGTACATGACCGACATCGAGCCCGTGACTGGCGCGCAGACGTTTAACCAGCGCTACCTGAACAACAACGCCGTGAGCGCCCAGAGCCCCACGAACGCTCAGGCCACCTTTTTCCCCCTCAAGTTCTTCTTCTGCAAGGACTGGGCCGCGGCCCTGCCCCTCGTGGCCCTGCAGTACCACGATGTGGAGCTGCGTATCACGTGGTCGAGCAACCTCGGGGGCTTGACGGCCGGCACCACTGCCGCCGCCGCCGGCCCCACCTACGCAGGTATCCAGTACACGGCCTGGGCCAACTTCGTGTACCTGGACCAGGCTGAGCGCGAGTTCTTCTCCAAGAATGCTCACGACATGCTGATCACCCAGGTGCAGCGCATTCCCATCGGCACCCAGCCCGTCCAGGAGCTGGCGCTGGCCCACCCGGTCAAGTTCCTGGCCTTCCAGTCCAACAACTACGCCCTGGCCTACGGCACCAATGGTGCGGGCTCGGCCGTGGCCACCAACATGCAGCTCAAGGTGCAGATCAACGGCGTGGACGTCTCCGAGTCTCGCCACCTGCCCGCCTACGTGGACATTGCCCAGTACTACCACACCGCATACGGCTACGTGCACAACTCGGCCCTGGCCAACGTGGCGGTCATCCCGTACTGCCTGGACACCTCCAAGCTGCAGCCGACCGGCACCCTCAACTTCTCCCGCCTGGACACATTCCGCCTGGTCACCGATCCCCAGCTGCCCAGTG